GTGCAGGACACACCTAAAGCCTTACGGATCAAGGCCTTGAGCGGGCGCTCGCTGCAAACGGTGCCGCACTGTGCCATACCCGATTTCACCATCCCCCGAAAATCTCCCCACGGGCTTCGGCCTGCATCCGGCGTTCTGCCGACCGATTTCCTTCCTTTATATAGCTACTCACAGCTGGCCGGTTTTCCGGAACCCTTGATCACCTGGCACCCGGCCTGGTGGTCAGTCTGGTAATCGCCGAAGAGACCGATAGCCCAGGCCTCCTCGTGCTCCATCAGCGCCCATACCCTGCCAGCCTCGGCAAGCTCGAGCATGTCGACCAGGTTCTCCGAATTAACTTCATGCCGGCGGTGAGCGGCATAGGCCATTTCATCGAGCACAGCGGCGCGCCCATCTGGATCGGTTACCAAGGAAAATCGGTCGTTCAGCTCATCCAGCCAAGCTTTCGGTATCCCCACCATCATTCTGCCCTGCACCACCAGGACTGCGCGTAGAGCACGCCGTCGACCTCCTCCACCCCATTGATGTTGATGCCGAGCTGGGCCATTCCGTTGACCTTGGCATCGTGCAGCCGCGGGATGATGTCCGGCCCTGGCGACGGGTTGAACACCCAGCCTGGGTCGATACCCGGCCCAGCGGCTCGCTGTGGTGGTCGCCTATGTGGATGTCGGCCCGAATGGGTGTGATCTTGCCGAGCTGATTCGTAGGGATGGCCACGCCATTCACACGGCGGCGAACGAGGAGGAAGTACATAGGGCACCAATACTGTATGGATAAACAGTATCGTATAGGCGGAATCGGTCGCGGGCAATTGCCGATCAGCGGATCAGTGAAGAGGTGGCAAATCCTTACCTCTGGCCTTGGCGATAACGCGGAGCTGGTAATCGGACACCACCTGGAACAGCGACTCAGCCAGTAGACGCAAGCGCTCGATCTCCTCCGCCGCGCGCCGCGATCCTGGGCCTGGTGATACTCCCGCAGCGTCGACAGCCTGCTGAATCAGCGGCTCGCCGGCCTCAACCATCCCTATGAAAGTGCGCTTGTCCAAAATGCGATGCTCTGCCAGTTGGTCGGAAGAGTATAGGACAGGCCGCGGGCACCTAGAGTCGGAAATGCTGATGACTCTGAGGGCTCGCGCTGATACCATCTGGCCACGCTAACTTTCCTCTCATAGGGACCAAGATAGCCAGAAGCCCCGGACGCCAGCATCCGGGGCTTCGTTTTTTTTCTGGAGGTCATCTACGGCCCCTTCATCCGTTCAACCACAGCCTCGCATGCCAGGCCGGCTATTCGGCTTCTCTCAAGCGCTGCTGCGCAGCTGCCCGCCATTCGGTCAGACTCTTCAAGCAATCCCCCGAGCACCACGACGGCAGAGGTTCCTGCCTGGCGCTGCTGGGTAGCGATGGCACCGCAGGTTGCTGCTCGGCCGGCGCGCAGTCGTTCGATTTCCCCGCGCAGCCCGCCAGCAGCAGACTCAGCATCAGCGGCGCGGCTTTCGGCCAGTTCCAGTTTCTGTCGTGCACTCTCGCCCTCCTTGTCCGCCACGGCTTGGCGGCGCTGTTCTTCGGTTCTGACTTGGGCGGCGGCGCGGCGGTCGCGCTCAGATACCTCGAGCCGGTAGTCGGCCAGATCGCTGCGTGCCGTCTCGGTATCGCCCTGAGCCACCGCCACTCGATACTGCTGGCCACCCGCGACCAACACCAGGCAATCAGCCACCAGCACCAGGTCGGTACCGCGCCGAGCCAGATCATGCGAGCGCCCCTCCGAGCTTCTGCCACTGAGCCAGCAGCGCGCCCAAGGCTTTGGGATTCTGGTCATAGTTGTTGCCCGGGAAACTGGCCCATTCGTTGGCGCACTTGGCTATTGCCTCGCGGATCTTTCCATCCTTGATCAACTGCAGCGCACCACGCTCGCCCAATCGCTTGATGGCTGCCAAGTCCTGCGCCTCTGGCGTGAAGCGCCCCTTGAATCCGTAGCGCTTCACCAGTTCGTCCCACGTACCGGCAAGAAACTGGTAGCGGCCTGCCGCGCTACTGGTGATCGACTTGCCATTGGAGAGCCGGGTGATCTTCTGGCGAGGGTGATCGGCATACCCATGAAACAGGCCTTTGCCGAACAGGACGTTGTACCCGTCGTCGCTACCCTTCACGGCTTGGGTGCCTTCGGCGAAGGCGATCAGATCCAGAAACCGGAGCACGTTCGCGCCTCCGGCCTGAGATTCGGTGAGTCTGGCCATAGTTTCTCCAGGCGAAAAAAAAGCCCGCACTTGGCGGGCTACGATTTGAAAGATGCGGCTCAGGGAATGATCATCGCCATCAAGTGACCGGTGTTTTCCAACTGAATCGGACCACCGTGGTTCACCAGGTTGGCGTTGCTCATGTTGCGCACGCTGATACCGCTATTGCCTTCCACCCCAGGCCCCTCAATTAGGCTGGTAGGCACGTAGCGCTTCCGGTATCCAGAGCCACCTGGATGCTGTCGTCGTAGGCCTTCTTCCAGGTTGTGTCGCCCGGGCTTGCCTGCCCGCACACATTCAGCCTGGGCGAAGTCAGCACAATCACCTCCCCCCCTTGAGCCTTGAAGGCCTCGATGATGGTTTTGTGTGAGCTGTACCAGTAGCTAGCCCCAAGGCCGTTGGCGAACGCCAGGACCATCAAATCACCATTGTCTGCAATCATGGCGTTGAGACGGTCAGGGTAGGCACCGTTCATCACGCCGTTGGTGATACTGTTCGAAGATTGGTGCCGCCCACCCCCCAGTTACGATACTCCACATCTGCTCCCCACCGTTCCCGCATGGCCTCGATCAGCTTCCACATGAAACCGAACTTCACATGATCCGATCGCGTCGACCAGGCAAAGTCGGGGTCCGTGTTGTCGTAGGTCGGATACTTGGCCCGGGTATCAGCCGGAATCCTGTCGAAGAATGTGGCCAGATCTCGGTTTTCGTTTGGCACGAGTGGGGAAAGGTTGCCGAGGCCCATATCTACCGAGCTTGAGCCATATCCGATCAGGCGGATTTTCTGCCCAGTACGGAGCTTGGCGAGTGTCTTCGGAAGAACAGACCTGCAGTACGCTAACCAGTCTTCATACGCCTGAAAAGCCAGCTGGTCACGAAGCCCACGGAAGCGCCATGTCTGCATGATATCGATGCCAGCTGGGTACACATAGATCTCGTTGAGAGCGATGTTTCCTTCCGGCAAAAGGGGCTTGTATTCCTCAGGGTCAATGGCCCGACCAGTACCCTTGGTCAGGACGATGGCGCTATTGGAAGGGTTCAGCGACACAAGGTCGTATCGGTGAAGGTGCCTGTATAGCTGATGGTGCACGGCACGTTGGCAATATCGAGCAGGCCGTATATGTAGCAGGTGTTTGGCTTCACTGCATAATCAACGCCTTCAGTGAGTACCACCCCATCAGAAATTCGCTTGACGACGCGCGCGGACGAATACTGATGTGGCAGGCGCGAACCGGGCGCCAGGCCTCCGCTGGGCGCTGCGATCAAGGTGAACGGTAAATCCGTTACCGCCTCAGTCGCAGGGGCATCCACCGCAAGGTTTTGCTCTAGGGTGTTGATCGGCGACCCCATGCGGCTCACGTTATACGCTTGGATTGTTGCGGTGAATCCGAGAGTGGAGACCGTATTCTCGATAGCTCCTGTCACCTTGAGCGCGCCGGAATAGTTCTTGTTCGAGTCGGACTGCCTATCCTCCAGCTCGCTCAGCCGCTTGTCCAGCATTACATCCTGCGCACTTACGCCCGGCGTGTTGACCTCTTTGACGAACCAGCGCAGGCCCTTGATGCGGAAGCTGTTGGCATTGGCAGAAACTGAGCTCCCGGTGTAGCTCACAACCGGGCCGAACGTAACAGCGTTCGCTGCGACGACATACTCAACCACCCGCACATAGTGAGTGCCGGTGAAGCTCTCACTGATGAGGGTGCCAGCATTACCGACGCCTTCGACGTAGACGCCTCGGTCTGTGCGCAGCTGCTTCTCAGCCTGGAAAGTCGCGCTAACCTCCGCCTCGAGCGTCATCCTTATCGTTTTCCCGACGATTTCCGCCAACGTGGCTGAGTCGAAAGGAATCATGATCCGGTTGTAGACCCCGGCTCCCGATTTGCCGGCGGGTATATCGAAGCCGACGATAATACCGTTCTCGTAGGCCAACACTGCGCCGTTAACGTCGGCACCACCAGTCACGATCGTTTTCTTCATGACATCGCCAGATGTGATTCTCAGAGGGTCAACAGCAACCTTAGAAGAATCAGAGAACCTGGCGTCAAATGCAACGTCTGCCGCACGCTTCAGGCCGGCACCGCTTAAGACGGACCACGTCAGGGATTTGAACTGAAGCTGAACAGCGGATGCTTGAATGGGGGAAGAGCCGTGCACAGCAAGGCTTACAGCCCATTGGGTGTCGGTCGCGTCAACGATGTAATCCACAACCTTGGTGAGGGTCGTACCCTCCTGGCGGATATCAACCAGCGTCGCAGTAACCTCGGATGTACCTGTGGCAGAGCCGCGGGCAGCACGCATACCTGCGCTCAGCACGAAGTCAACGAGGTTGATCGCCTGATCAGTGACCGTGTAGACCGATGTGAGACGGATGGTCGATCCTGCCAGGGCTTTTACCTGATCAGCGTCCGGTCGCAGCACATTGTAGAACTGGGAGTTGCCGCCAGCAGATCCAGAGGGGATTTGGATGCCGGCGATATTCGGGGCGATCGCGCCCGCAGGCAGAGAGGTTGCACCGTTGGACAATACGGCAAAGCCGGTGGTGGTTGTGGCCGGCTCCCATTTCCAAGACAGGCCAGCCGAGGCGTTCACCTCATCGAACGCCTTGGAGCGCTCGAGGTTGGCGTTGTTGTAGGGTGTCAGCCTAGCAGCGACGGACACGATGCCGTACGCAACACGATCGATAACGACGCGACTATCAGATAGAGCCGCCGGGCCGGACGCCAAGCTAAGCAACACGCCGATTTGTGAATCCTGGGCAGTTACGGTGTATTCCACAACTCGACGATAGAGCCCGTTATCGTAACTCTCAGCGACAACTCGACCGACGTTGGTGGCCACGCCCGAACGGGTAACCTGAAATGCCCTGTCGGTTCTGAATTTGATGCCGGCCCCGAAATCACCCGTATAGCGACCGGTCACTACGACCTGAATAGTGGTTCCTACCAGGCTCACCGGGTTCACGCTTGCGGTAGGAAGCATGGCCAGAATGTAGCTCACGACCCCAACACTGCCGGCTTGAACATTGATGCCCACTGGACGGTTCGAGCGGCGCACCAGCGTTCCGCCATTGGTCGCCTCGCCAGACCATGAAGCCACGTTCGCAAGATCGGAGACAGGACTCGCGGAAGTGGCCGCAAGCTCTGCGGCTGTCAGCTGGATCGTCTGAACTGGCTGGTTCTGGAAGTAAACCCAAACCTTGGTATTGTTGTTCCAGTAGTACCAGCCATTTTTGGATTGGTCAGGGTCCGCATCAACCACGCCGACCACGCCATCGCGGGTCTGGGGCATCGCAACGAGTTGCGCATAGGTGCTGGCATGCTTGTTGTTGAGGTCGTCGCCAAGGTTGGCGGCGGTCTCCTCCATCTGGGAGATGGCAGCAGCCGCTGTCGAATTGACCGCCTCCTGTGCAGCTTCGACAGTTGGATCAATCTGGGCTTTCGCATCGATAACCAGGTTGTGGTAGGCCTGCCACGTGTATCGCTGACGTCCAAATCTATCTATAAACGTTTCTTCCAGACTGACCATACCCTCATCAAATCCGATGGCGTTGTCGTTTAGATCGCGCGGGTCATTGCTGGGAGCCGGGTTATTGGTGTTGTAGCGCATGGGATCTCCGGGCACAAAAAAAGCCCGCGCTGGGCGGGCATGCTCGTCAGGGTCCGGTCAGACCGGCGGGAGTTGATCGTCATAGGTGTAAACGCGGGCGTCGTAGGCATGCCCTTCATCGCCGTGTTGCCGTTGGCTGGGTCGGAACTGGTGATCAGCACCGGGTAAGCCCAGCGCGAGGTCGGCCCAAACAGGATGTGCGGCGGCTCAAGCGGGCCATCCACTTCCGGCGTGAAGTCGAGCGCTTCAACCCGCACCGTGTACTGATCCACCTGCGTGGCAGTCCATGGCCCGGATAAGGTGCCGTCGAGCTTGCGTACACCGATCCGGTGCTCGCCGCCGGCGCTGAAGTCCAGCGGCTCCGATGAGGTCAGCAGCGCTCCCGATCCGGTTACCTCGAAGGCCAGCAGGATTGCGCTCTGGCACCGCTTTGGCGCGTCATCAGCAACAGCCGCGAAGCTCAGGTAGCCGCTGTTGCTGCCGTCCATCTCGGTTTCCCAGGTGTAGATGTCGGTCCTGAACTTCTGATGGCCACGCCTGCGCATGCCGACGCGCCAAGCTCTTGTCCTGTCGCTGACGCCCGGCATTTTGATCTTCTCGACCTTGGTACCCAAGTCACCGGGCCAACGGCACTCGACTGTCTCCCACGCCCAGGTGGTGCGAGAGAAGAACTCCACATCCACCCCGTCGAAGTCGTTGATCGACGGCATGGCGCCGCTGATCTTCAGCATCTTGGTCATGTTCTGTGGTGAGTAGGTCTGCGTCTTTGGGCCGTAGCTCACATCGAACGCGGCGCGGGCACTGTCACGAACCGGGCGCAGTAGTCCCCGGAAAGTCACAAGTTCCGCGAAGCCGCAGGCCAGAGCGTTGTTCACCATGTCCTTGACAGTGATCGTCGAATCCAACGTCTCGTCGTAGGTGTCGCCCCTGGCCACGCATAGATTATGGAATGCATGCCACTCCGGCAGATCGAGGTCGTCATTGGTGTAGCCTCGCTGCTTCAGCTGGTGGATGCACCATGGGGCGATATCCCGCGTCGGGCCCTTGCTTGCGTCCATCAGAGGGATAATGCAGGTGGCCTCCACATTGACCTGGCTTTCAGACTGGGCTGATAACCTATCCCCTCCCTGATGTTGCAGGTCATCACAGTCAAACCGGGATAGCTGATGGGGGAGTTCAGCATGCGCCCACGCAGATCTGTCCAGGTGGCATCGTCGCGGGCTTCGTCGTTTATCCGCCCTGGGCGATCCTTGTAAAGTTTTCGCACGCGAGCCTCTGGCCGCATGGCGTAGGGCAGGAAAATCCGCTCTGTGAATCCTTGGGCGCCTAGCGAGCCGCCAAATTTCTCAAGCTCAATAACCGTCCAGGCCCCTGCCACATCCATGTCGCGGTACTCGAACACGTAGTAGGTCGGAATCTCGTATATCTGCCTTCCCGGCCGATACCCGCCAGGCCATTGGCGTAGGTGACCGTCCATTCCAGCTCGGTCACCTTCTCGTTTTCAGGGCAGCAGGCGAACGGGCCGCGGTATCCGCCCTGCAGGTTAGAAGCGTCCAGCGTGACCAGGCCGTTGACCGTCTGCATGTTGTTGAAGCCAGGCCAGCCTGCATCGGTCGAGCCCGACGAGGTAAGCCGGTCCACCTCGATGAGGCTGGTGCTGAAGGCTGTGATCCGATACCGGAGCCCGCGCGGCCGATGGTAGCCAGGCCCTGACCCAGCGCAAGCCCAACCACAGGCGCGCCGCCGTCGTAGTCCAACGTCATTTCAGCTGGCTGCTCAGGGATTGCGCTGGTCGTGGCCGCCCCTGTCGATCCCGCGGGAGAAGATCCCAGGATGGTGGATGCACCGGTCGCAGTGATGGCTTGGCCAGCAAACGGGGTCAGCTCGACGAAGCGCAGGCGCCGCTGCTTTGCTGTGCCTGGAATGGCTTGCCGCTGAGCTGGGTGTTCAGTTCAGAAACCAAGCCGGTGAGGTCGGTGGTCGCCGTATTGAGCGTAATCGGGTACGAAGAACCGCCACGAACCAGGCTGAAAGTCAGTGGCGTTGCGTTGAAGTCATACCGAGTTGGCGCGGCCGATCCGGTCAGCGTGGACGCGGTACCAGGGTTTGCCGGAACGCCTGGGCTGTATGGCGTGTAGCTGTTCACCACGTACAGGCCAGCGTTTGCCCCAGCAACCTCGATTGACATGCCGACCGTGGGGTTCAGCATTTCCAGCGGGCCACGGATGATGTCGCGCCCGGCGCCGCCGTCGATCACCGTGTAGGTGTATGGCGAAAGCACGCGGATGATGATCCCGTTCGACCAGTCGGCCGGGAACTGGCCTGAGCCGGCCGGCACGCTGATGGTGTCGCCAACGAACTGGTAGGCAGAGGCCGTGGCCGAACGGGTTAGCTCGGTAGCCATCGTCAGCTCCAGGCCGGCCGAACCGCTCGAGCTTGCCCCCACCTCTGGCACATTGAACCAGTTGATGTGGGCCGGATCTGCCGAAAGGTCAGCGCCTGGCGGGTAGATCGTGAACGAAGCGTCGGCGCCCAAGGAAATCAACGGGGTTTCGCCCACCTTCACCTTGATCAATGGAACTTCGTATTCGCCCTCACCGATGTACAGCAGCATTTCAACGCGCTGGTCACGCGGCGCTACGTGATATCGGCGCGGCTGGGTCAGATACGACGGGTAGACCCGCTGATGGCCGGCGATCTGGCGCACCGGCTCGCCAAGCTTGACCTTGTTGCCCTTGGCGCTGGCCTCTGTCAGCGGGTCGCCCTGCTGCGTGCCGGCGCTGGACGGCATGCCGGGCATCTTGGGCATGATCGACTTCAGCACCGCCTTGGCGCCCTTGAATAGCGCGAAGGTGATAGAGAATGGGTCGGTACCCTTTGGCTCCCGGTAGATCTGAAGCAGGTCGGAAGGCTTGAACTTCACCTTGTGCCACAGGTGCTGCTCGATCACCTCGTCATTGAGCACTACGCTTATAGGCGGGCTTTCCCGGCGTTCGTACGACGGAGCGAGCGACTTCAGCCACTCCTCGATCGACATGCGGCGGTCGGTCTTCCAGGTGCCCAGCGGCGCCGTGTTGCTCAGCTTGTTCGGGTAAAATTCGATCATCGGTAATACACCACCCTTGGGTGAGCGGCTTCGAACTCGCCAGTCGTCCGGAGGCAGGCGCCGCCGGGGTTTGTGTCCAGCACCTTCAGGCGCCCTTCGCTTTCCACCACCACGCCCACATGCAGGCACAAAGCTCCGCGGAACACGGCAGCAATGGCGCCGGGCTCCGGCGAGCATTCCTCCATACCCTGGCGCAGGTCGTGATAGGCCTCGGTGTTGGCCCTGAGCTTGTTCTTGCCCACGGCGCCCAAGCTGGGCAGCAGTGGCAGGCCGAATACCTGGTGGCGCACTGCGATGCACAGCCCCCAGCAATCGAAGGCAATAGGCCCCCGTGCACCCTCGCGATACGGGGCACGCATGAATTTATCGATCATGGTTAGAGGTACTTCAGGCCAGGTGCCAGAGAGGTGGTCAGCACGGTGCGCAGACCGTTGGTGTTGAGCAGGTCAAAGAAGCCGGCAGTGAGCTTGGCCACGTCGTCCTCATACTCCCGGCTGAGCAGCGTCATGCGGTACCGCTCCTGCGGGAAGGACAGGTCCTCGGCCAGGTAGCGCCGGAAGGTGATGATGAAGCGCTTGTCGGCAGATTTGGCCGCCTCCACCACCTCCTGCACCTCGCCTGTGACGTTGTCCAGGCCAAGCACCAGGTTCTGGAACGCGCTGTTGTCGTTCTTGGGCAGGGCCAGGTCCATGGCCATCGCGATGAAGGTCAGCGTGCGGCCGTCCTCGGTGGTGCACACCCGGTCTTCCCATCCCGAGCAGTACAGGTGGGAGACTGTGCCGCCCTCCTTCCGCGCCTCGATAGTGTCGACCAGTTCGCCCCTGCCCGAGGCATAGCACTCCTCGATAAGGCTCATGCTTCAGGCCACTCCTTGTTCATAGCTAGGTCAATGACGTTTTTGTGCAGCCAGTACTGCGGGAACTGCTCCCACGGTGCAGGGATCAGTGGGCGCTCTTTGAGCTGGACCACGGCCGAGTAACGCCAGCGCGTGATCTGGGTAAGGTCTGGGCCTTGATAGATGCCCTTGAAGTGCGCCTGGTACAACGTGAAACCCGCCGGCGTCTGCAGGCGAATCTCAAACCATTCCATGCCGTTGTTGATCGTACGGGCATACCAGCCTTCAAAGATTCCCGCCTCTTCCTGGCTGAAGTTGAAGTTAAACCTGACCTCGGTCGGTACATAGCGGTGCCTGACTCGGTACCGCGACCGCCCGGTGACCATCTGCGTAGACCGCATCGGATCAACCGTGCTCAGGCCATACCCCTCCTGCAGAGGAAGTGGCAATTCTGCCGGGTATTGAATCATTGCCATTCCTCATGTCATGGCTATTTGCGACCACTCCGTCATATCCTCCAAGCGCCCCAAGGTGTAGGAGCCAGCGGGGCCTGGATAAATACTGAAAGGAATGTCTTATGAGTTTTGAAAACCCAACAGATGCCGAAAGAGAGCTGCACGAGATGATCACCAGGCTAAACACCGAGCTTTCATCAGTTCGCTGCTTAGTTACCGGTCTCTGCCAGCACATCAAAGCCAGTCAAGGTCCGGAGGTGCTGGGCGCTGTACTTGCAACAGCGCTTGAAGAGGTCAAGGAGTGCGATCGAGCCTATGCATTGCCAGCTGACAGGCACACAGTGCAACGCTTTGCAGACGGATTCGTGAAGCGCTAAGCGAAGGGGGCCAATCCAAGGGCCTCTTCGATCCGGGCAAGCCTGTGATGCAGTATGCGGGCTTGCCTTTCTTTCTCGTCAAGCGAGCGCCGCATCCTTTCCCAGTTCACTCTCCCTTGCTTGTTTTCCCGCTGCCAATCATCAAGGCCATCATTTTCTTCTGGCTTGAGCTTGATTTTCAGCACAGTGTCGACTCGTGCATAGTCGCAAGATGGCGATGATTTACGGACGCGGATGCGAACCAGGCCCTCGCCAGCCAGCTGGATTGCAGCGGCATAGGGGTCCAGGGAATTCAGGGTCCAGTCGCCGCTGAAGGAGTCGACCCATTCGGCAGACTCGACGCCATCCTCGGAAACCTGCATCACCTGGATGTCCACATTGACAGTCTCAGGAAGCAAATTCCCGTCGCGGTCGATAATCGCCAGCCCGCAAGGGAAGACAATGCTCACATCAACTGCCGATAGATTGACTACTGCTCCGCGCGTGATGTCAGCCCAATCCTCGGAGACAAGCAACAAGATCGGGTATTCGGCTTGCGCACTGGTTTCTGCAACTGCTTGCTGTTCCATGTGTATCTCCTGATTTTTAAGTGAGAGGGCTGAGACCCAGCGCTTCCTCGATTCGGGCGAGCCGCCTTTGCAGCAGGAGCTCTTTCTCATCAGTTGGCGCTGGCTCAGGTCGGGCACAGTAGCGCCTGCCTCTTCGGTTTCAGTGGCCATAAGCTGTCCTTAGGTTGGGTTTCGCGAAAGCCCGTAGGCCGCCTCAAGCGCCTGGGCGCGCTCGCCGCCACCCCAGATATCTGCCACGAAGGCGTCGATCTGCGTGCTGCCGTCGTCATTGGTTCGCTGCTGGACGGTGCCGGCGCGGCTGGTGTCTTGCACCAGGTTAACCACGACATTGGCGCCGCCGGACTGCTGCACGACTCCGGCGCTGTTACTGTCGGAGGATGACTTGGCCGAATTGATGGGGCTCACGTTGCCGGTGCGCAGGCTCTCAACCGCCGCCACGCCGCCGAAGCGCTTGATGTCAGCCTGCGACCAGACCACCTCGCCTTTGTGGACGATGCCGGCCGGGTCATTGACGCCGCCTGGGCCCGTGTAGCCACCCTCGGCGAACCCGCCGCTTATGCCTCGGATCAGCGCATAGGCAGCTACAAGTGCGGTTCCGCCCACGACTGCAGCGGCCCCGAACGAACCAATCGACGCAACCAGGGCTGCGGGCGCCAGGACGCCAAAGTTTCAATCGCCGCAGATACGTTGGCAGCAAGAGTTGTCGCGATAGTCGAGAGCGCGGACTTCTCAGCGATGCCATCGGCAGCAACCTTGGCAGTAGCCTTGATTCCCTCCGCAGCAACCGTTTTGGTCGTCTCAGCATCGATACCGGCAAGCTTGAGGGCCTGCATGACCAGGAAGCGGGCTGTAATGTCTGCGAAGGCACTGAGCATCGAGTTGGCGATGGTTCCAGCCAGGTTGCCGAAGGCATCGCCCAGGCTTTCCGTGCCTTTGATGATCCCTTGAATGCTGCCCGAGATAGACGAGGTGGTGTCGCCCAAAATCGACTCAGTCGCCGACCTGGCCTGCTCGTTGTAGTTGGTGGCGATATCGACATAGTTCTGCCACGACTCGGAAACCCCGATCAGCCACTCACCACGCATCGCATCCTGAGCGGCGTAGTAGTTCTGCTGATCGACCATCCGCGTGGCCAGGGCTGCTTGCAGGGCCTGGGTCTCGCCCTTGTAGAGGTCCGAATCCTCGGACGTGGGGTTCTTGATCTTGTTGTAGTCGTAGGTCAGCTTCTCCAGCTTTTTCTGATATTCCTGCTGGATTTTCAGATCTTCCTGGAGGCGATTACGTGCTCTGTCGCTTTGCCCCGCGCCCGCCAACTCAGTCGACAGGCCCTGGCGCGCAAGGTCGGTCTCGGACTTCAGGCTCTCTGTAAAGGCTCTCAGCTTGGCGTCGTTCTCCAGCCGCTCCTTGATCAGCTCGTTCGCCTTTTCCAGCGCAACGTTCTGCTTCTGCTGCGCCAGGTTCAGCTCGGCCATCGCGAGGATCTGCTTCTGCGAGGCGGTGAGGGTCTTCTTCTCCTTGAGGCTGGCGATCTCGGTTTCGAGCTCGATCAGCTTCTTGGCTTCGGTGCCCAGCGCCTTGCCGCCACTACCTTGAAGTTGAATTTCCTTACTCTGCTGCTGGAGTACTGCGTAACGCTGGCGGGCGTCATCCAGAAGCTTTTGGCCCGCATTCTCCAGAACCTTCGCATCCTTAAGGGTGCTTTTGTTCGGGTCGGTCGTTTCGTTAAGGCGGGCAATGTCCTCATTCGCCAGCTGCTGTGGCGTTTTGCGAGGAAGCACCTTAGGCGCTTCGGGTGTGCCGCCATTGGTGAGAAGACCGTAACCGGCCAAGTTCTGGCGGGGCGCGCCGGGGAACACAAGATTCCTGGCCGCCGACACCACCCGATTCATCTGCTCAAGCTGCTTGTCCGCACTTTCCTTTGCCGCCTTAGCAGCGTCTTCGTGCGATTTCTTGACCGCTGCCGCTGCATCCTCGGCTGCCTGCTGCTGGGTATAGAGGGCTACCAGCTGAGCCTTAAGCGCCGCCTGCTGTACCTTGTCGTTTTCCTGAATCGCCTCCTTGTATTTTTTCTGGGCGTCTTGGATTGAGCCAGAACCTCAACCTCCTTGCGCTGCTCCGCAGTCATCTTGAGCTTCGTAGCGTTGTAGGCAGCGATGGCCTTCTCGTTGGCGCCGTACAGGGCAATCTCTTCGCGCATTTTGGCGATGAGCTTCTCTGTTTCTGCCGTCTGGGCCTTGGTTTGACCAGATGCTCCAGCCTGAGCCGAAGAAAGTGATGCTGTGCCTTGGCGGTCTTGGCATTGGCGCCGTCAACTTGCTCCAGCACGGTCGCGAGATCTTTTCCGCGCTGCGCACTCTTCTCGTATTCGGCTGCAATGACCGACAAGGCTCTTTCCACGTCGGGCGAGATATTGGCGGTGCTCTTCAGCCACTCGGTAACGCTGTCAAGGTCGCGCTTTCCGTTCTCAACCTCTTTTATCAGTCCACGGAACTGGCCAGAAAGGCCATCGTCAAGCCCCAAAACCTTCTCAGCATCGGCGTACTTCTTGAGCGACTCGGTAGCAGCTTCAACCTTCTCTGCACGCTCGTCGACCCACTCGATCAGCTTGACGCGCTGCTGAGCCTTGCCGAGCTCGTTGAACTTCTCGACCAGCTGGTCAACAGTTAGGCCTTGGGCATCGAGAGCCTTGGTGGCGTCGTCGGAGTTGTCCTTCATAAGGATGTAGCTTGCAGCAAGGGTTCCGACTAAAACTGCCAGCCCCAGCGGGCCTCCCAGGGATGAAAGAATGCCAAGATATGCCGACCTCATCCCCGCTTGGGCCGCGCTTGCAGCAGCCGTGGCCTTGGCCTCGTTCATCCTGGCCTCAGCCAGCGCAATAGATGCTATGGTCTGAGCGGCCGTACCCCTCGCAGCAATAGCCTCACGCTCAGCAAGAATTGTCGCAGTCTGGGCCTTGATCCGATCCTGGTTGGCCGCGTTAAGAGTTGCCTCTGCTTGCGCTATTGCCGCCACCCTGCTTGCTGCGCTTGCCGAAGCAAGGCGAAGCAACTTGGCTGAAAGTAGCGCGGCGCCAGCAGCCCCAACGCCAGCCATCACAGCCCCGGCATACTCCACGGTCTTAGCAACCTCAGAGGATCCAGAAGTCAGGGAGTCAAAGACTTTCGATACATCTACGATACTGCTGGCAATAGCCTGGCTAGCACCGCTGACCTGATCGAGTTTGCCAATCATCTGCGTGAACGAGTTTCCAAATGCGGTCAGGCTGTTGCCGATCGTCACTGCGGTCTTGTTGAACAGAGCGTCTACCGCAGCCTCTTGTTTTTGCAGCGCCTGGACGACAGCTTCAGCGGTAAGAAGACCGGCAGCCCCGAGCGCACGCAACTCGCCCACCGTTTTCCCCATTCCGGCAGCAATTGCCTGGGCCAGTGCGGGCGCTTGCTCCATCACGCTGTTCAATTCTTCGCCGCGCAGCGTGCCGGATGCGAATGCCTGGCCAAGTTGTACCAGAGCAGCGCTGGATGACGCGGCAGAGGCCCCAGATATTGCGAGGGTTTTGCTGATGGTGCCAACGATTCCGGCCACACCCTCGCCAGTCAGCTTGAGTTCTTTTTGGTTGGTAGCAATTCGCTGATACAACTCGGCCGTGGCGGTCAGAGGCTGATATGCGCTCTGCGCGATCTGGAAAACAGCTGATTGAGCAGTGCTGAGCTCGTTGGCAGTTTCAGTTACCAACCTCATGCGGTTGGTTAGCGATGAGTATGCTTCCGCTGCGTCGTAGATAGACTTTGTCAGCGTGGCGCCGCCGAACATAGCGAGCAGCGGCCCGGCCAGGTCAGCGGCCGTCGACCGCAATGACGACATGCTGCTGTTCAGCCCGTTGACGCCCCCGGCGGCATTCCTGGTAGAAACGGTAACAGAGCCGCCAACTCCATTCAGTGCTGCCGTGGTCCGCAGCGAGGACTGCTGCAGCTCATTCATGGCTCGGGTGGCGGCTGCAAGTCTGGCCTCTGCTGCCGTGGCATTTGCTCCGGTAGTGGACAAGCTCCCGGACGCCCCAGAAAGCGACTGCCCGGCTTTTGAGCCTGCTGTACCCAGGCCATTCAATGCTGCCTGGGCTGCCTTAATGCTGGTGGTTGCCGCATTGATGCTGCTGACCGACCCTGAAACGCTATTGAACACACTTGCCATAGCCGGGCCAGTGCGCAGGCCGGCCTGGGTGAGAGCATCCAGTGCCACGCGGATAGCATTTACCTGCTGCTCTGCGGTGCGACCGTCTACTTCAACCTCGAGTCGAGATTTCAGGGCCATGCTTTTCTCCGGGCATTAAAAAACCCGCGCATGGCGGGCTTCAAGTATTTTTTTGGGTTCAGGTTATTTTCTTTCTGCATGAACTGCAGCTGAACTCCCCTGGCATAACTTCGACTTGGCAGTCACGGCAAACTCTTACCGTATCAGGAGCCTTTTCTTCTCGCGCCGGCCCTTCATCAGTCTGCTCCACGTGGCCATTCACCCAGGCGAGGTCACTTTTCTCCTTCGCCTGCCTGTTGGCGCGCCTAATGGCTTCTCGCATCTGCGGACTTTGCCCAGAAGACGGCCGACGCCTGAGCAGGAAAATAGCCACAAGCAGGCCAGCAACTGCCGAAGCAGCCAGAACATACACGCCATAGACGGCTGCCGCGCCTATGGCGACAACGATCAGCCACGGCGCCAGAATGAAGATGATGATCAGCAGAAGGACGATGATTAGCCGCATTCGAGAAACTCCCTGTAGATATCAGTAATCTACCATTCACCGTAGCGATCAGGCATCAACGCCCTTCCGACGACTTCGTGATAACCATTTTGTTGTCCGGGGCACTGCAGGTGATGATCACGCTGCCGTCTGCCACATAAACCCTGGTCATGGTCATGGCGCTGGTGTTCACGATGTGCACGATATCGCCAGGCGGGACATTCAGCTGCGCGATGGTATTGGCTTGAGCTGCTTGGCATTTCTCGAAGCTCATCGACACGGAGCTAGATTCAGCAGCGGCGCTGGCGACGGCGGGGATGGCCATGATGGCGAGCGCGGCGAAGATACTTCCTTTGTTCATGGGCGACTCCTTGATTAAAGGCGGCAATCTACCACTATCAGAAGGAAGCGCCAAAACCCCGCAATGGCGGGGTTCGACTTATGGCGGGTATCAGCAGTAACCGTCGGCTCGCCTGGCCTCGACAATTTCGCGGACTTGTTCAGGCGTGAAGACCAATGCCAATTGGTACCCACTATCGCTAGTGCGGGCTTGTTGCGGGTTGAACCCAAGCTTCAGCACATAACGCCTTGCTGCGCTTCGATCCATTTTCAACAGCAGTGCAAGCTCTCGGAGGGTAGTCATTTTCTTTTGCTCACCAGGCGCACCCAGAGAATCGTGCTCCTTTGGAGCCTCACGGCGCAAATCGAAGGTCTGCCCAGGGTCCAGAGCTTCCGCACCTTTCAGGTGAATGCCTGAAAGAAACCATGACAACCCTTCAAGCCATGCAGAGACCATCGAATCCGTGGGGTGACGATCAAGTTGCTTGATCCAAATGTCGTATTGGAAAACTAGCTCCTGGATGATCAGTCCCGAGAATGGGCTAGCAATACTGTGCCCAGCCACAATCCCGTCTTGCCGGCATTCATCAACCTGGCTTTGAGTGAGCTTCATGCTCCAGCCTCCGGGTCATGTACTCGAACCGTCCGCGAAGGCTCACCACTGCCGCCATCAAGAACTCGAACATGTCCGGGGTCGATACTGGGATATCGCCTGGCGACATGACCATTCCCTTGATGAGCTCGCGCGTCGACAGCACGCAAGCATCGTCAGCCACCTCTTCGACGACCTGCTCGCCCTTGCTATCGAACGAGACCAGATAGCGCTTCTTTGGTCCGCCAACGATCTGAATCTGATCACGCTTAGGCAGAAACTCGCCCTCGAAAACGTAGGCAGCGACGAAGTTGCAGGCATTGGCCAGTTCTTCCGCCGGAATCAGTGCGGTCTTCTGAACGCTGAAGCGGGTACGCAGCCGACTTTTCATGGTGTGTCGGTAGCTCCGGCGAAGGCTGCTCGGTATGGACATGGCCTTCTGGTCAATTACCCGGTCCAGAACAACCTCTCCGCTGCTCCGATAACTGCACCGACCAGATCGCCCATCGCGTTGTGCCGATCGACATAGCCGCCAGTCTTGCGGATCGATGGCAAAACCTCGGCGGTCACCCATTTCCTGAAGGCGTGAGGCTTGCTGCCTTTTTTTCACCGCGTTGCGGCTACGCAGGATTAGGGTATAGAGCCAGACTCATTGACCAGGTTGGCGTTTCCCTGACGACCTATGTTGAACATAGCCCGTTCATCTTCGTCCAGGGCCTGCACCGCCTGAGTGGTGTTGCCGACCTCAAGAACCCGGCATACATCTGCAGCCACGAACCATGCTCGCCAGCTATCACCAGCGTGCGCACCTGCTGCTCACGGAAATTGAAAGGGATTACGTTTGTGCTATTATCGCTCATGACGTTGTTTTCCTGATCGATGACTGCGTTGATCTCCGAAGCCTCAGTGTTCCCGCACTGGGGCTTCTTCGTTTTCAGGCTGTGGCCTGCTGCTTCTGCATTTCTCGCCATTTCAGACCCTCCTCAATCAGAAGCCCAATCTCTGCATTAAGGCTGCGTCGGTTTGCGTGCGCCTCATTGCGAGCCCTATCTTTTAATTCCTCACCGATGCGCAGGCTGTACGGCGCATTTTGGTGTCGATCTTTCATGATTGCCTCCCTTGCTTTCGTGGACTCATATTAACTCATAACTCCAGTGAGTCAAGTGGACTCGTTGAGTTATGTGGATTCTTTTCTCATACTCCGCGCAAATCCACCGGAGACCTTCAATGTCAGATCGCCATACGATCAGCCCATATCCGATAAGGATGCCTCCGGAGCTTCGCGCGCTCCTCGAGTCGAGCGCCAGCCATGGAGCGCGCTCCCTTCATGCCGAGATCATTGCGCGACTGTGGTCGACCTTCCGGAAAAACGACATAGTTCGCCAGAACCTGGGTCTTCCTTTCGCCGAAGAGATAGACGACAGCCCAGCCCCAGATCGGAAGATTTCTGGCGTCGACAAGGCGAAGCTGATCGAGAGCAGCCTGTCAGGCGTTGGTGTAACCCGTGAGGACTTGCTTGACGCGGTGTCGAGTGCAATTGAGAGTGCCCTGTCCGGCCTGGGCGCCTTCCCGCCCGCACCCGATAACGCCAAGCCCAAACCGAATACCGGGCCGAAGCCTCGCAAGCCATACAGCAAGAAGTAGCGCTAGGCCAGCTTCGACAGCCCTGCTGCCTCTTCAAGGCGTGACAGACGGCGTTCAAGCAAGTCATCTGCCTTGCGCTTTTCCTCGATCATCGCCTCAGGCGACAGCGGGCTATCGTCTTGATCCGCTTGATCGCCAGTCTGGCCCTGCTGTTCTGCCATGCTCCTCCGTTAATCCTCTTCTTCTGCCAGCGCGACCTCATCCAAGGCGAATATCACCTCGTCGACGAGCCGCCTGGGCAGCGGCAGCGGGTGAACCTCAAGCCAGTCAGTGATCTCGCGGGCAGACAGCCTCAGTGGCTGCACCGCTGCTGCGCCCACTAGGTAGCGCCGGCCGCGCGCCGCATTTCGGAACGCATTCAGCAGCTGCCGGTGATCACATCCAGCTCAGGCTCATCTGGTACCGCAATGCGCAGTTTCTGGTAGATCAGGCTCTTCTTTACGCTTGAAGAACCCCAGTCTCGCTCCCACTTGAAGCGGTCGACTGCTTTCCCTTGATCTCTTCCTGCTCCTTTTTGTTGTCGGCCGCGATGGTTGCTGCTCGCTTGATGACAAACACGAAGAAATCGGTATCGCCGCGCAGCATTTCGGTGGCGATGGCCTCGCTGTACTTCAGCGGGTTTCCATCCTCGTCTTGGGCGCTGCCAGTCCTGAAGGATGAACTGGGCCAGCAGCATGCAGTGGTTATCATGCTCGGACTTCTCGCCAGCGATCACGCCAACCGAGCCTTCGCCGAACTGGGCGTCATTTCGATCCAGGCGACGGCGCATACGCTCCAGCGCGATCTGGTACTGCTGATTATCCAGCGGCATCAGAAGTACCTGGGTGTCTTCGTCGAACTTCTCCCAGCGCGCCTCACCGCTCTTGCTGGTGTCAGTCTTTTTCAATTTGAGAGCCATGAATCATCCTCACGCCACGCCATAAAAGAGGCCGCCCCGGCCGGCGTTATTGCCGGAGCGACCGAAAGGTGATGCGGGTTATGCGGTGACCGTGATCGCCGAGGTGGCGGTCTTGGTTGGGTCCGACACACTGGTGGCAGTGATGACGGCCGAACCTGCGGCAACGCCGGTGACCAAGCCTGTCGAGTTGACCGTTGCGATCGACGGGGCCGAGCTGCTCCATGTGACGTCCTGGGATGCTCCAGATGGAAGCGCGGACGCGGACAGCTGGCGGGTTGCCGAAACGGCAATCGAGGCAGTGGTCGGAGTGACAGACACGCTTGAGACCGGAACAAACGGCAAGCGGGTGATGGTTGGCGCCAGTTTAGATACGGTCCAGTTCAAGGTGACTTCGATCAGGTCGCGTTTACCGCCACCTGGCAGGTCGCCGTCCACCTCCAAGGCTGGGAACGACAGGTCGTAGCGGTTACCCAGGCTATCGGTGATCGGGAATTCCACCTCGATGGTCTTACGGCTGAAGGTGTTCTTCCAGATCTGCCAGGCACGGTTCGACCATGCCAGGGTGATGGTACCGGTGATGGCTGCTTCGGTAGCAATCTGGGCGCCAGGGCCGAGTTTTCCGCTGCCGATGCAGCGCTGTGCCTGTAGGCTGTTGTCCAGATTAACGGTCAATGCCGAAACGCACGCCACACCTTCCAGGCTCTGCCCGTCGACCGAGATGCTACCAATGTTCAAATTGCTCATGAACGGCGTGGTTGTGGGCGGGCTTATGGTGCCTACGGTATTGGTGTCGCCATCGGAGTAATCCAACCCAGCCAAAGTGAACGTGGCGGTGATTTTGCCGTCGGACGGGATATCCAGAGCGAAGACCGAAACGTGCATGCCGCGGAACAAGGTGAACACGCCAACGTCGTTGAAGTTTTTCGCGACACTGAATGTCCGTCGAGTGCTGCCTACGGTCAGAACGTCATCAGTCCAGGTTCCGTAGAAGGCCGCCTCCAGCAGCTTATCGAAGGTGCCATAGGACAGCTCGCCAACCAGATCGCCTTGAATATCGGCGCTGGATACGACCGAACCCTGGCTGATCCGTGAATCGGTGATCTCATCACTAACCTGAGTGTTCACTGTCGGCGACAGGGTGTTACCGGTTAGGCGCAAGGTATCCCAGGCCCCAGTGGCTGGGGTTACACCCGGAGAGAGCTCAGTGATCATGTAACTTGTGACTTGGGCGCCGCTGCTCATGGGTTATCTCCGTTCTGCGGGCATAAAAAAAACCCGCTCGCGGCGGGTGGGTCTTGGTGTTTCGGGTCAGCCGGCGCGAAACCGGACGTTCACGTTGTACTGCCGGAAACCCTCGAACTCGTCAGCATCAACAACGCCGGTCTCGATGCATTCGAGATCGCCATAACTCCAATAGGAGAAGTGCGCCTCCAGGGCGTCCGCGAGCGCACTCAAACTTTTCAGGCCAGTTTGCTCTCGGGCAAAGCACTGGACGACGATCATGCCTGGCTTCCGCGTATGCGGACGGTCGGCCATGCCCGCCATGAACGGCGTTGCGTAGCTATGTTCAAGCGGCACCAGAGGCCTGTCGCCGGAGCTTGAACAGGCCAGATGTGTCCTTGTCTTTCGCCTGAAGCTGGGCATTCGGATAGTAGATCCGGTCCGGCTCAATGCCAGTGAAGGCCCTCATCCGCAGGATGATTGCGTCGTAGATTTCGCTGTAGGTCATGATCCGTATGCCGCCGCCACACCGGTGAAGGAAATTCCAAACACTCCATTCGGAGCCTTCTTAGAGTGACCATTCTCGAGCTTCTCGCATACGCCAAATTGTTCTGCAGAAATATCTGCGTGTATGGCTTTAGCCCCAGAAGTGCCGCCTGGCCAGCCGCTATCGTCGCGGCACCGTCCTTATCAACCTTGTCGGTCGTGGCGAATACAGGAGTCCCTATACTCACCATGGTGTTGCCACGGAACCGCCCAGTATCGACCGGAGAGCGCAGTACGACCTCGCCCAGCAGAGCCATGGCGATAATCCTGGCCTGTTTGACCAGGTCGTTTTCGATCTGATCGATGAATGCGGTAGGTGGGATGCTCCATCCTGCCATCAGGATTTCCTCAGCTGGACCTCGATATGCGCCGCAGCAGGATCTGCCGAGACGGTTTCGACGCGGTAGGTGGACTGCTCGCCCGTCACGAGGTCGGGCGCCGTGATTTGGTGCCCCACCATGACCTTATCGGTCACCTCGTTGACTAGCGCGATCAGCAGCACATCGCCAACCTTGATATTGATGTTGTCGATGCGCCGGCTGTCGTAGCCGGCCAGGACGCCGCGGCCGGTATAGGTCACGGGCTGGGAGGTGCTTGTCTCCGTCACCGGGTCCCACTCACCTTCGCCCATGTAGGTTCCAGTGAAGGCATTCACCGCGTCCGACAGCTTGCCGTCGAAGGCCTTGCCGAGCTTGGTTTGGATCTTGTCGCGCAGGCCCATGACTAGATCCTCTTGAGCATCATCACGCCAGGCGCTTGATCCACGGATAGATCAGCGCCAGGGCGAAGTTCTCACCTTCGGAGCGAGCGTGGAGCCTTGCACGTAGGTTTCGCTCACGGAGGTGCCAGAGGTGGCGGACACCGTCTCGCTCACCGTCTCGCGCTCGGTGGCCTTGTACAGCTCACCGGTGGCGGCCAGCTTGGCCACCTGCGCGCCCGCCATCTGGATCTCGGCAGGCGCGGGCACGGGAACTTCCCCCTTGATCTTGCTGGTCAGCCAGGCATTCGCCTGCATTACAGATAGGGCCGGATCACCGGCCCCGGCCCAGCCCGACCCCAGCAGCGCATCAACATCGGCAACAGTGATGAAGTCGGTCATGGGTTATCCCTTGGGGATCAGGGCCTGCAGCTCAGGCTTGTTGAGGGCTGGGTCGAAGGTGATGCCCTGGGCCGTCAGCCACTCCTTGAGCTCAGGCACCTTCATCTTGTGAGGGTCGGTCTCTTCGCTGCCCTCCTCCTCGATCGCCTTGTCGATCTCGGCCTGGCTGCTGACCGGGGCATAACCGTTCGGTGGGTAGGTCGACGCCTTGTAACCCTCTGCCACCCACTGGGCGACGGTCGGGCCATCTAGTCGCAGACCTTCCTCGATCTCGCTCACGCTGATGCCCTGGCGCTGGTAGGCCTCCCTGATGTGAGGGGCATTGCCCTGCACGGACACCGAGGTAGCGCCGTCGATCACGCCGAAGAACTGGTCCAGGCGGCGATAGCAGGTGCCACGCTCGCTGCCCGGGGAGTTGGTGTAGATGACTTTCATGGTGATCTCCTGCACAGGGCGCCAGGCCGGCGCCCCGCGTCATGGGGTCAAGGGGTGGCCGTTCCGCTGATGACCGCGGCGAACGGAACCTGCTTGCGGTCGAATACACGCTCCCAGTTCGCAGCGCTGGCGTACTGCGTGGCAGTCGGGCTGAGGTTCTGGCTGTTGCTGCCTTTCCAGCTGAAGCCGGCCGGTTGCAGGATGTAGGTCTTGCGCTCCCACAGGACTTCTGCACCGCCGCCGTTGCCGCCATCCGGCTTGCGCTGCATCTCGACCGGCATGTGCGGGCTACCCTCGCCGTAGCCGAATGCGCCCTGCCCGAAGAACAGCGACAGGTACTGGCTGGGGCGTAGGTCAGCGCGTCATCCATGAACACCGGCTTGCCCAGGTAGGTCGCCAGGATGATCTTGCCTTGCGAGTCGCGCAGGTATTCGATCATGTCCTGCTTGACCATCTGGTTCATCACGACCGAGTGCACGCCGATGGCGGCGAACATGTCGGCGGCGTCACCGGCGGTGAAGGCAGCGTCTTGGAAGGCGTTTGCGCTGATCGATGCTCCCGCGTCCTTGACCATGTCGCCGCCGTTGTTGGCGATGTTGGACGCAATCACGCCGCGGGCTGCCCCCATCAGGTAGCGCTGCCACTGACGGGTCCAGTAGGTGCCGAAGCGGTTGCGGATGTGCTGCATGGGCTCGGAGTTGGCCAGCTCAGCAGTCAGGTCGGAGACTCCGTAACCTTTGTTGAGGTACAGGGTCCGGGCACGCATGCTGCCCTGCTCGGCCTTGCCGACGGCGCCCAGGTCGTCAGGGTCATCGTTGGAGATATTCGGCGCCTCGTCGGCGTCGAGATCCTGCCAGTAGCTGATCTCGGAAGTGCCCTGGCCGTTTTTGGCGATGTCGTCCAGAGTCGCGGAACGAGTGATGATGCCCGACTCATAAACGGCGGTTTTCTCTGGGGAGTTCACCGGCTCTAGAGTGCCGTAGTAGTCGGCAACGAAGATGTCCGACAGTTGGGTAGAAGCCATGGGTTAGGTTCCTCGGGTGGCTTGGAGTTTTTTTGAAAGCGTCGGGGTTGTCACGAGCCATCGCGGCGCGTTCGGTCTCGGTGTACTCACCCCATTTCTTCGTGGCCTTGCCACCGTTGTCGCCGGTCTGCCCGGCACCCTGAGCCCTTGGCCACAGGTGAGTGGCGGTTTCGCGCAGCGATTCCGCCCATTCGAGGGGAGACAGCGGGGTCTTGCCGTCCTTCCCGTACACGACTTCGCCGGCACGGTCAGTGGCAACGGGCTCGCCGTCTTCGCCCAGTTTGAAGGTTCCGCGGGCACGGAGGATGATGTCCTCGGCAGCCTCGGGCAGCGCGCCAGCCTTCATGGCAGCCGCGCGGATGGAGTCAGCCAGCACCTTGTCGCTGTACTTGGCAGCAAAGGCTTCAGCCTTATCAGCTCGCTCGTTGGCGGCCTTGACCTGTTTGTCCAGGTCGGTGCGCAGGCGTTCAGTACGGCGGCTGATTACCTCGTCCAGCTTGCCCTCGGCGATCAGCTTGGTCTCCTCGTCCTGGCCGACCTTGGCCAGCAGGCCTTTGACGGCTTCGATGTCCAGGCCTTCAAACTTGCCCTTGAGGCCGTCCAGCTCGGTCTTGATGGTCTTGTTGGAGTCGATCAGCTCCCGGTTCTTGGACTTGAGGCCCGAGACCTCGCCGTCCAGGAATTTCTGCACCTCGCCGCCGAGCGCTGCCTTGAGCGCAGCGGTTTGGGTTTCGTCGAGGGTGAGGCCGTGGGCGGCCGGGTCGAAGTCAAAAGGCATGTGGTTATCCCCTGGGGACTGATTGGCCAGCCTTGCTGGCGTAAAAAAAGCCCCGCTAGTGCGAGGCTGGACTCTGTCGCTCCACGAATCAGCGAATTACCGTTTCGTGGAGCCATTGATTTGATTGGCCGCTACAGCCCCGCCTTGCCGAACGCCAGCGGATGGCGCTCTCGCAGCTGGTCCAGGGTCAGCGTCTTCCCGTTCGTGTTCACGAACTTTTCCAGGGTCAGCTCGCCCTTGCTGAACAGCTTGTAGCGGGCCGGGCCGAGGATTTCCTTTTGGAACGACGCAGGCTGTCGGGCGAGCCATTCGCCATAGGTCGTCTTGCTGCTGACCTGTTCGACGCCATTCGGGCCTACCGCTGGCCGCACTGAGCCGGGGATCTCCCGCTTGTACTCGGGTCGCAGCTCAGGAATTTCGCTGGTACGGCATCGCCAGTGGAAAGGTGGCGACGGCGCTTCGAGCGGAACCACCTTGTTGTCCAGCGATCGGCACAGCGGCGTGGTCCTGCCGTCCAGGGTTGCAATCCGGCGCTTGCCGGCGAGAATATCTTCGTTCTCGTTCATGGTCGCAGAGCGCGCCACGCTGGCCACATGGTTGGTCACGGTGCGAACCAACGCATCTGCCTGATCACGCTGCAACTGGTGCGTACTGGCCAGCCTGCGGGTGATCTGCGGCGTCGTCTCTCCCAGCGCCGCGCCCTTGTTGATGTCGCTGATGATCTCAGCGGTCTTCTTCGCCCCGAACTCATCCAGGGCGCCTCTGATATTGATCTTCTGCACACCCGTCCGAGCCTCCAGCTGCATCGGCTCACTCAGCGCCGCAGCCCGGACGATCTGCGGGGATGGCGTATCGAACTGCACCACCGGCTTGACCGCTTGCTCCATCAGCTTGACGCTGTACGCGACCTCAGCCTCGGCAAACTCCCCGAGATTCAGCAGCATCTGCCCCTTCATCTCTGCCTGGATAGCCGCCAGATCCTTCTGCAACACGCGAATCTGCTGTTCGTAGCGCCGCGTGCCGTAGGTCGTCATGCCTTCCTTTAGGCGTGATTTCGCGGTGTCGATGAGCTGCTGGATGAACACCGCGATCTCTTCGGACTGGTGCGCAGCGTAGAGCTGGACGTAGATCGCGTGTCGGGTGGCCTCGTCCTCAAGGTAGCCTTCTGCGCTCATGCCTTACTCCATGCTGCCACCGATGGGTGATTCCACCTCAAGGTCGGCGTCGATCAGTTCGTCCGTTCGGTCGGGCGCGATCAACGCTGTCCGGCGCAGGTTGGCGCGAACATCCTGCTTGGCGATGAAGCCGTTCTGCCACAGCTGAATCTGCGCCAGGATCTGCTGGGCGTCGGCCTCGGCGACCATGAAGTCCGGCTTGACCGTGAACGCAACGTCGTCAGGGTTGTTGCCAGTCCACTCGGCGGCGTATTTCAGGCCCTGCTCGATGGCGGAGCTGCGGTGATGACGATGCTATGCAGCGTGGCGTGCTGGTCATTCTGCCGGGTCTTGCGGGCCTCGCCCGACTCAGTGCCGGACACGTCCATGACCTTAGCGCCCGCCTCAAGCGCAGCATTCTTCTGGTCTTCCATGGCGGTTCGTACGGCATCAATGCCGGAGCTTGGAATTCCAGATAGCCGCACCGGCCGTTCGGTCCAAGATCCCAGGCCGCCGACGGGCCGGTAACACTCAGCTCGACGTCATCGTCCAGGCCCGACACCCACGGCTGCGGGTGGCTGGTCTGGTGCAGCGCGGTGAAGTAGTCCGCGCTGAGCTGGTACGCTTTGAGCGCAGACCGAGCCATGGTCAGCAGCGGGATTTCGTCAACGTCCGGCGAATTGTCCGTAGATCCACAGTAGATCACCGGGATGTAGGCCAGGCCGCGTACCAGGCGATTATCATTGCCAACCGTGCCAAGCGGGCGGTCATCGTCGATCGGCTCGCCTGCCTCGTTGCGCACGCCGGTATAGCAGACGCCATCGGCAATGTAGAACACGCGGTAGACCGTCTCGCACTCGTGACTGTAGCGGTCCTCAGCCTTGCGGCGGAACTCACGGAAGACAGCCAGCACCAAGTCCTGGCGCCCGCTTGATCGGCAGTATCCCAGTTGATGGCGTTGCGGGCGGCGTAGGTCGAAAAGAACGGTTGCCCGGAGTCATCGATGTTCACTACCAGCGGTACGCGGCCGTGGGAAACGGCCTGGCGCACCACGCGCATGAACAGCTGGGTCAGGCCGAAGCCGTCAGCCGTGGCGTTCTGCTCGACGCCCTTCATGCCGCTCGGCAACGTGACCTCGGGTATCAGCCGGGAAACCAGGCCCATCATCGAGCGCAGCGAATCGCGCACCCAGTGCTCGTACTGCGCCCGGTCGGTGTAGTTGCGGTACAGGTATGCATTACCGGTGCCGTCCAGCTTCTCCGCCTCGACCATGCCGCTCGGCTTGGGCAGATTGCGCGGATTGCACTTGATGGCGCCCTCGCCCTCCAGGGCGTCGTCCATCATTCGCCACTCGTCGATGTGAGCGTCGAAGTCTGGGTGAGTGGATTGAACAGGCATTAGGCCAAACCTCCGATGCGGCGCGTGCCGGCTGTACGTTTGCGTCGCGCCATGGCAACGGCAAAATAGCGAAACCCGTCTGCCGGGTGGGATGACCAGTCATGTAGTGGCTTGTCTTTCCAGCAGCCGCGCTTGTCATCCCACTCCTTGCGGTAGCTCTCAAGCGCGGTGATGCCCTCTTCGCATTTCGATTGGTCGAAGGCGCAGTTCGGCAGAACCTCGCGCACCTGCTCAATTCCCTCGTCAACTCCCAGCTTCGGGACCACCTTGAAGGTCATGCAGTACTTCTGACCGTCGATCTCGTAGCCCTCCCGAGCGAGTTCGCGCCGGGTCTTGCCGTCGCTACCAAATTCTCGGTTGTCGATGTCGTGCGGTCCCCAGTGCTCGCCGTAGGTGTATCCACGATCCTTCAGCACCTTCATGTAGTGCCGCAGGCTTCGCCGCTGTTCTGGTAGAAGTCGACGACGTGGAATTCCTCGCCCACAATCCGGACGAACCAGATGGCGGTCGAGTCGCCCACGCCAATGTCCCAGAAGGTGTGCACGGGCAGGTGGCTGTTGTCAGGCAGCGTGCCGATGCGCTGGGCGGCGTAGAGCTTGGTGAACTGCTTGGCGTAGTAGGCGCCTTCGATCGTCTGCTGGAATGCTTCGGCAGGGATCGACGGTACTCACGCTTCATGTCGTCGCCGAGGGTCTTTTCCTTGGCGCTGTACCAGGCGCGCTGGCCTGGGTTGGTGACGATGCCGTGCTTGGCGTTCAGGTCGTCGAAGTATTTGGTCAGGCGGTCGGGGATGACGACGCCGGTCGGGTCCAGCCAGTACAGCGGGTTGCGCCACCAGCTGAAGAAGAAGAACTTCCAGTCCAACAGGCCTAGGGGCACGCCGGCCAGCTGCTGCTTCTCGGCAGACTGGCTGTAGTCGAAGAAGTACCCGGCCCGGCCTTCAGCGGTAGATTCGATGGTGACGAAACACTCAGCGGCCACAGCCTCGAACGCACCGGTGACGATCTCCCGCGCCTTATGCGGGAACTTGGCGCAGATCTTCCCGAACTCGGAAACGTGCAGGTAGCGCAGCGTGCCGCCCCGGAAGGAGGTGGACACATACAGCGACCCGCCCTTGCTGAACACCAGCTCGCCCGCGGCGTCGTTGCGCGCCGGGTTCGCTGCCTTGATCTCCTTGGGCAGGTGATCGTAGGCGTACTTCACCTTCTCCCGGAACAGGCGCTTGGCGTCGTTCAGGGTGTGGGCGATCAGGGCGCACTTGGCGGCCTCGAACAGCGCAGCATCAAGCTGGACGATGCAGACCAGCGTGGTGAAGCCCAGCTGCCGGGCCTTGAGGATGATGTTTCGGGTGTGCATCCCCTGGAAGTAATCGACCTGCTCCTGCGTCATGCGGAAGCGGACCTTCTTTCCCTGCTTGTCGGTGATGAAGTAGAGGTTGTTCAGCCGCCAGAACCGGTCCCGGAGCAGTTTCAGGTGCTCGGGCTTCATGGTCAGGCATCCTTCGATAGTTCATCCATCAGGCGGCCAGATCATCGACGGTCTTGTTGCCTTCCTCGCTATCCAGGCCGTACGCCTGACGCTCGCCCTTGATGACCTTGAGCTGCGCATCGACGCCAGCGTTCAGCGCCCGGGAGAAGTCGCCCAGGTTCTCTTCGTTGACATCCATCTCGGCCAGCGCCACCGAAAGCTTGTCAGCGATCGAGCGCCAGTTGGCCAAACCAGTTCGATGAGCCAGCACCACTGAGGCAGCCTGGTCAGACGCCTCCTCGATGATTTCCGCATCGGTACGCGGCTGCGTACTGGGTGTGCGTACTGTGCTGCGTACCAGCTTGTCGCGTGCCGCCGTCTTGACTTGGCTGGCAAGGTCACGCGTCCAGCCTTCCTTCTTGGCTCGCTTGCGTACTGCGCCCTCAGTGACGCCGTTGTTCTCGGCTATTGCTCTAACCGAAAGCGACCCGGCCCGGTAGGCTCGTTCGATCGCCTCCCAGTCGGGTTGCTTGGTGCTCATGTCGAATCCTTATTGATCTCGGTCGATACGAAGCGTGCGGACCTTGCCACCAGTGCTTGTATCGCGCCTTGCCGCCATCTCGACGGCCTTCTCGGCAGATGCGCCCATATCCATCGCAGCGAATGCGTATGGTGTGCCGCTGCCGATGCGTACGGACGATCAGGCTTGATTGGCGACTTCCACAGACCGGTATCGTCATCCACCGCCACCATCATCAGCTTGCCGGCATCCACGACAATTGCAGATGCGTCGACCTTCCCGGATGGCGCAGTGCCGAAGTAGGCCCCGACCAATGCGTCATAGTCACAAAGCGCCCGACATGAAGAACTTCACGCCGTCGCGCTCAATGCACTTGTCACAGTCGTCATCGGTGATGAGGTCGCCGCGGGTAACCCGAGAGTCGTAGGCGATCACGCCGTCCTTGTACGCGATGGTGGTCATTCAGGATGAACCTCGATCTTGATGCCGCGCCCCACCCAGTAGCTGAAGCGCTCAGGGCATGGCTCTCGGCCAGTCAGCCGGGCCATGACGAGGACGCCGGCCAGGTAGTACTTGAGCCACCACTTATGGCGGCAAGCGATGCGCACGGTTACCGATGCCATCTTCCTGCCCTCAGCTGAACGGGTCAGCCGGCTTGGCGATCGAGCGCACAAACCACATGAAGCCCTGCTGCAGGTTGGTCTTGGCCAAGGCCAACGTGCGCTGGTCTACCCCTTCGATCTGGCCGATCTGCTTGAACAGCTCGCCGGCGTCGGCTCCAGGGCCTTGATCGAGTTCATGCCGTCGATCTCGCTTTGGGTGAGGTCGCGGTAGCCGGTGATTTTCTTGTGCTGGTTGTCCATGGTGAGTCCTCTGGTGGTCGCGCCACGAAACGGCGCATGTCGAATTTGTGGCGCGGATCAATCAGCCTTGCGGGCCGGCAGTTTGAAGTCAGTGACGCGGTCGGCAATGTTGCGCACCTTCTCGACACCGAGGAAGCCTACCCATCCACCTACGAACGTGGACATGCTCTGCGGCAGGCCGAAGAACTCCAGGCCGCTGATGATCGTCAGGGTCAGGCCGCCGCAGATCGCACCCTCGACCAGCATCTGGCGACGGGTTCCACCTCCGTAGGTGATTCGCAGAACAGCCATGGCGCAGGAAAGGCCTGCCGCGTACAGGAGGGGCGAATGCTGGCTCAACCACGCAAGAGCAATCGCCCAGGTGTCTGGTTTGTCTGGCATGTTGGACATACTCGATATCCCCTGAGGGGCGGCAAGAAGAAAAGGCCCGGTAAGACCCTATTGAGGGACCGGGCAAGCGTGCGGAGCAGCACATAACGAATTGGTGCCGACACAAGGATTTGAACCCTGGACCCTCCGCTTACAAGGCGGATGCTCTGCCAGCTGAGCTATGACGGCGAATTGGCGCCGGGCTCCGCCCCCAGCTGGTCGAGTCTTTTTTTGGCTCCGCATCTGGTGCGACTGGCCGCAGACGCTCGACGCGCCATGCCTGGTTGGCCCGTAGGGACTTGAACCCTCTTCCCTCGGTTATGAGCCGAACGCATCAACCTTCAATGCTTCGGGCCAATTTGGCTGGCAAGGCAGGATTCGAACCTGCGACCACCCGGTTAACAGCCGGGAGCACTACCGCTGTGCTACTTGCCAATGATTGGAGCGGATACGGGGAATCGAACCCCGATCGTCAGCTTGGAAGGCTGTCTAGCGACCTGCGCTATCCGCGTTTGCGTGTCTTCCCACGCCGCCCACCAAAGGCCATCACGACTCTGGCACCCCATTGCACCAGTCTCGCCGATCAGCCTCGCGCCACCCATGAAGCACGTACAGGGCATGGATGCGCGGGCTGCCGGTGTTTTTCCGTAACACTGCACGGGCCTTTCGGCCGCTATCCGGCTAATCAGTGTCCAGGCTGTCCCGTTAGGGCCTGCCCTGGCTGCAGTTGCGTCGGTGAAACAAAAATCCCGGCGCGTGGCCGGGACTCTTGAGGCCCTCTTCGGGCAATAAAAAAAACCCGGCTCAGTGGCCGGGTTCTTTTTGGTCACTCCTCAACACGCGCAGGAATGACAGGATGCAAGAATTTTGTTGCACCGTTGCACGGATGTCAAGCGGCATCTGCCATCAAAACGCCTTCCTCCTGAAGTATCTTGCTAGATGCGACCAGCGCCTCTGCAACCATCTCGTCCAGCACCTTCTCGATGGCCTTCTTCCAGCGCCAGTAGGTGGTGCGGTTCAGGCCCTGCCCGTCCCAGGTGTTGATGTCGTAGAACTCGGCCGGCAGCACGATCATGTCGGTGGAGCGCTTCACGTACTGTTCGCGGCGCGCCTGGCCGGCGTCCTCGGGCATCTCGCCACCCGCCAGGTGCTGGACCACTCCAGCGTGCAGCGAATCGAACTCTGCACGCTCGCGCGCTGCCCGGCTGGCCACCTCATGCCCCGACTGCGCCTGCACGCCCTTCACCGGTGGAATTGCCCAGGCGGTGACCGCCTTGTACCGGAACAGGTTCGGCGCCTGAGTCGCGATCAGCGGCACCAGCTTGCCGATCGCATCCACCTTCTTGGCCTTGTGGGTCGAGAACCTGGCCGTAAGCGCATTCCAGTGCCGTGGGATCAGCTTGCTGTGCAGGCGGGCGTGCACCCAGCAGTCCACCAGCATCGCCGCATCCTTTCCGGTGATCTCCCCTTCAACTTCGAGGACTGGACCTTCGGCTCGAAGTCGCCGCCGCCCACCCCGCTCATGGTTTCTGCCGCGAGGGCACGCACTACTGCCGCCAAAACGCTCTGATACTTCATTGCTTGCCCCCTGCCCGCTTGGCCTTTCTCACGATGAATTCTTCGTAGCTGCGCTTGCGGCGCACTGCCCCAGCCCAGGACAGCGCCACACCACCCACCACCATGAGGGTGGACAAAATCAAGAATCCCCATGCTGGCGTCATGCTGCCTCCTCGAGGGCTTTGATCTTTGCCTGGTACTCGGCCTTGATGGCCTTTAGGTCGTCGATGGTGTAGCGCTTGGCCTCATGAGGCCTTCGAGCCAGTCAACCGACTCTTCGCCAATGCGGCGGATAAGCCCAAGGCGGTATGCCACGATGTTTCCCGAAAGCTGCGTATTGCAGGGCGAGCACTGCTTGTGGACATTGAGCGGATCGAATCGCAACTCAGGGCATGCAGCGGTCGTGCGGTAATGCCCGGCGTCGTACTTGCCTGGTGATGCCGACCGCAGCTGATGCATGGCTGCGCTTCGTCACGTAGGCGCACCCACCGGTTGAATACGGCCTGGGCTTCGCGCACGTAGTCGGCTCGGCTCTTGAGCTTCTCCCGGCGTTCCTGCAGCTCCTGGCGCTTCTGCCTGGTGATGGCCTTGGCCGCGATCTTCTGCAGCTTCGGGTCCTTGGCCATGGCCTTAGCACAGGCAATGCTGCACACCATCTGAGTGGTCATGGACGGCTTGAAGGGCTTGCCGCAACCTGATGCCTTGCACTTTTTCGGCTTGATCTCCTTGATCTCAGTCATCAGCGATCCTCCCGTTTCTGCCGCTGGTAGAAGCTCGTGACTACCTCGGCCAGGAACCGGCAGCCCATCTCACTAAGCCCGCTGGCAAAGTCCGCCGCGGCACCGGCGCGCCCGGCGTACTCTTGATCCAGTCGCTGAGCCACTGCGGAACAGAAGGAGCCAATATCCTCGGCGTCCATCTCTTTCACGACCTTCTCGGCCGAGAGGAACACTGTGGTTTGCGTTGTGATTCCAAGTCCGTCGCTCATGCCGCCTCCTCGCTCAGCAAGTCACTGAACACCACGCCCTGCGGCGCGAACTCGGCCATGATGCGGTCGGTGTACTGGCAGCCCTGGGCTCGGTCGAACAGGCGGGTTACCGGGAAGCCATCCGGCCCGAACATGGCGCACGGCCCCATCCAGCGCAGCTTGATCTCGTACGGAAGGTTCAGCAGCGCCATGTTGTACCCGTCGCGGAACTCCTCGCAGGAGGCGCGCATGATCGGAACGCCGTGGTGAAGCTTGCAGTAGCGCCTAACCTCTTCCACGTCGCCCATCTCGGTGCTCTTGGCGATACGCTCGTACATGGCGAACCACAGAGCGTTCTGGTCCAGGGTGCGATCCTTGCCCGGGCGCATGCTGACCACCACGAATTTCTTCTCGCGGAACAGTCGGGTCATCATGGTGATGGCCTCGGACAGCTTGGCCTGGCTGTTGACGCTGATCTTCTCAGTCATGGCTCGCCTCCTTGGCCATGGCCGCATCGATCTTCGCGATAGTCGCTTGCCGCCTTGGGTGGCGATGGGATACCTGGCCGTTTTCATCCAGCAGCCCGCGCACTTCGGCTTCGTGAATGATGAATTCTCGAGCCGCCAGGGCAGCGGAACGTAGCGCCTCGTTCTCGGCCTTGAGCTGGTCGCGCTCCCCACTGGTCACCCGCAGGTCCGCCTTCAGCATTCCAAGGCTCACGTCGCCGCCCATGGTCAGGTCTTGATACTCCCGGATGCTCTCGGCCTGGTTGTTGTTCTTGCGCACCAACCGATCGATCTCCGCGAGCAGAGCCAGAACCGTATCTGGCTGGCAGCTGCGGCGAACTCTGCGTTCTGCGCGCCCTTGCCGTCGGGCGTGTGCCAGGCACTCAGGATCTTCCAGCTACCATCACCGATTACGTGCACGCCGTTGTGGTCGACTTCTACGCGCCGAGCGCCATGGCTTTGAGTGGCAGCCTCTGCCAGTGCCTTCAGCTCGCGCATCTTGTTGGTGTCCATCAGTGCACCTCCTGCGGCTTCAGCTTGTGATGCACGCAGGCACGCAGCAGGATCGCCGTAAGGGCGTAGAAGGCAGCGATTGATGGGTAACCGGCATAGATCAGCGCACTGACATAGCCAGCCTGGACTGCCAAGCCGAACGCCCTGCCTATCCAGCTCTTGGCCTTGATCTTGTTGGCCAAGTCCGCATTCATGCCGAAGAAGCCAATCAGCATTACGATGGCCAGGAATACCGCCACGGTTGCCGCGAATCGGTTTGCGCTGGAGTGATCGACAAGCAGGAGCGAGATGACAACCGCATCGAGGACGCGCGCCAGAATGATATTTTTCACTGTGATTTCTCCATGGTGGCCGGCTGCCCGGCGCGCTTGATGTTCAACTTGGCGAACTGGTTCATGCGGCACCTCGGAACTGCTGGCGATCCAGGAACCACTTGATGGCCCGCTCGCAAACGCTCGGCGCTGGAAGTGCAGCCATGCGCTCGGAATTCACTGGCGCATGCGTCTCGCGCAGGCACTGCTCCATGTCGGATCGGTCGGCCAGGCCAAGGAACAACTCCTCAAGGATGTCGCCAATAGGCCGGACGCTATCCATGATGTCGCCCTTGGCGGCAAGGTTGATTCGTGACCACATGGAGTGGCCGACATGGTCCTTGACCAGGCAATGGAGATCATTTGGAGAAATGCCGTAGGACCAACCAGCGGCGCCCCGAACCAGCATTCCGCAGTTCATGAGGCCCTGATCGTCCGACTCAGGCCGGCCCACTAGAAACGCTACCTCTCGGCCAGTCCTCGCCATGACAGCGTCGGCCTTCTGGATCTCGATATCGGTCGGATCTTTCCCCTTCACCTCGAGGTAGATGCCCACATTCGGCAGCCAGAAATCAGGCAAGTAATACCCGTCGTCGACCCGAACCAAATCAGGCTCGTACAGGTAGAAAATCTCGCAGCCTCAAGCACACGAGCCCAGAGCAGCTCGGTGTAGGAACGAAGGCGGTAGCCGTTGTGGTGGTAGATCGCTCTGCGCTCTCTCATCAGAAATTCACCTTCACGACATTTTCCTGCTTGGCGCGACTGGCCAGAGGCATGAATCGGGACCTGTCACCCTGGAATGCGGTGGCCACAGTGCCGATCTCCCCGTCGCGGTTCTTGCGGATCAGGATTTCCCCGATGCCCTTGTCCTGGGTGTTCGGGTGGTACACCTCATCGCGATACACGAACATCACGATGTCGGCGTCCTGCTCGATGGCCCCGGATTCGCGCAGGTCGCTAAGCACCGGACGCTTGTCAGGGCGGCTCTCGCATCCGCGATTGAGCTGGGAAAGAACGATCACCGGACAATCCAGCTCACGCGCCAGCAGCTTTATCTGACGCGACATAGCCGTTACATCCTCGGTTCGGCCCTTGCCCTCGCCCTCAACTAGGCCCAGGTAATCAATGACGATCAAGCCAAGCCCGCCAAAGCGGTGCGCCTGGCGGCGACCAACAGCGCGAATTCGGGAAATGGTCATGACTGGAACATCCGAAACGCAGATAGGTGCATCCCGCAGTCTGAGCGTTGCAGCAGCCAGTTCAGGCCCATGGTCAGCAGCGCACTCCCCGGTTTTCAGCGACGGCAGAGGGATTCCGCCGACAGCGGCCAAAAGGCGGTCTGTGAGCTGTGTCTTGGTCATCTCCAAACTGACCACCAGAACTGGCTTCTTCTGGTTGATGGCTACGTCGGCGGCTACGTTCATGGCTAGAGTTGTCTTGCCCATGGCGGGCCGCCCGGCAACAACGATCATCTGGCCTGACTTCAAGCCCTGGGTGAACTTGTCCAGGTCTGGAATACCAGTTCCAAGCCCATCCATGACGACACCCTTCTGGAAGCGATCCAGGCGCTCCTGCAGCACCTCAACGTGCTCGGCCATGATGTCGCCGATCATTTGGCACTCACCGTCGTTACCGGACGCATCCAGCCCAAGCACGATGGACTGGGCCAGGGAAATCTTGTCCTCGATAGCAGCCTGCTCATGCGCCACTTCGTGGATTCGCTCCGCAGCAGCTGACAGCTGACGGCAGATGGCGCGCTCACGGATGATCTGTGCGTAGTGCTTGGCGTTGGCCACGCTTGGCGTGTTGGCCTGTATCTCCCCTGCGTAGGCCAGCGTCCGGGTGCCGCTGGGCAGTTCTGCGCGACGATCACTGAGGGTGATCACATCAACAGGGTTGCCGTCAGCGTGAAGCTCCAGAATCAGGCGGTACAGATCGGCGTTGTCATCCCATGCGAATGCATCGGCAGCCAGCTCATCGGAAATCACGTCGATCAGGTGGGGCTGGCGGAGCATTGCTCCAAGCACGCCGTGCTCGGCCTCAAGGCTGTGAAGTTCGATCATTGCGCAGCCTCCGAAATCTCGCGGAACACTGCGCGGCTGACCAGAGCCTCAAGGCGCGGCTGGACGTTCTGGCCACGGAAAAACACCTGGTTGCGGTTGTTGGCCTTCTGAAAGAAGCCAAGCCAGAAGCCCTGCCCGCTCTGGTGATCAGGCGACTCGTTCCATCGCTCGGCGATCATGCTGCGCAGAACCTTGTCGCTCTTCACGGTCACGGCTGGCAGGTTCGGGCAGACCTTGTGGTACAGGTCGATGATCTTGTCCACCGGAACACCGGTCTCGCTGGCACCGTTCGGGCTTCGCTTGAACGCACGGCCCAGCCAGTTGACCAGGAAGCGGCGCCAGTCCTTCTTCGGCTTACTGCCGCTAGCCCAGGCTGCCGCACGCTTGATCTCCGCTTCCACGTCGATCGGTGCATAGGCCTCTGCCCATTTGGTGATCAGGGTGGCGTCGACTTCGAAGTCTTCGCCAGTGAACACAACCAGCTTGGCTTCCGACTGAGCGAGATCAGCCCCCTGGGGGGCAGTAATCTGTTCCGTAGGAACAGTTACTAGGGGTTTTTCTTTCGTATAAAGAAGGGAGTCGTCGGAAATTGGTAGTTTCGTTACGTTATCGGAATTACCACTTTTGGTAGTTTCGACTGATTTTGGTTGAGTCGATTGCTCTTTTTTTCGGCTCTTGGTACACCCACTCAGAAGGCGAGCAGATGCCGATTTCGCCACGGCTACCACCAACCCGGTACAGCACTCGACGGGCCAGCAGGCTGCTGATCGCACGCGAAACGTGCGCAGGCAGGATGTTGGTCATCTTGGCAACTTCGTCGGCAGTAATGCGGCGCTCCGTCAGGTTGTAGCCGATCACCAGGCGAGCAATCGCGTGCAGTGTCTTGAACTCAGCTGGCGACAGGTGAACCGCTGCCAGAGCGTCCATCAGCTGATTGTCCATCCGGGTAAAGCCCCCGGCTGATTTGAAGGTGAAGACGTTACTCATGGGCTGCTCCTGGGCGCGGGGCAGCCAGGAATGCATGCAGGTGCTGCAGGCATTCACGGACGAGCTGTCGTTTAGATTGGCGCGAGTACTGCGCTCGAACCTGGCGAGCGGCATTCAATGCCAACTCGAAATGACTGCGCGCCACGAAATCGTGGTTCGCATTTTGTGGCGCGAGGGCCACGGTATTGCTTTGGATGGTCTGATGCATATATGATGACCTCACACAAGCGTTACGAATGCAGTACAAGAAGCCGGTCTAGCCACCGGCTTTTTTTGTGCCTGCCGTTTGGTGTTGCGGTGCTGCATTGGGTGTCCGGCGCATCCGTGGTAGGTTCCGATTTCCACACCAGAGGCCATCGGAGGCCGGACATGTCTTTGATTGATGATCAAGTGCTACAGGTGAGCTGCGACCAGTGCGGCAGCGAGTTCACGGAAACGGTTGGTGACGTGAAGCTGAAGGGTTACGTTGCCTGTCCCGGTTGCGGTGACCGCTCGGAAATCGATGAGGCCTGGCACCAGGACGTCGCCGCCGCCGAACAGAAGCTGCTGGACCTCAAATCGAGCATCGAGACTGACTTCAGCAACCTGTTTAAGGGAGGCAAGTAACTCGTCCAGCTCCTGCGAGCCGGTCTGCGAATTCACCTGGATGCTCAGTTCCGGCTTGCTCATACCCTTCTCCTGCTCTACTTAGGCCCTTTCGAGGCCCTTTTTGTGATCTACCAGCGAGAGCAGCGGGGCTGTATGCCGCATCTGCCTTAGCTGGGCCTGTACCGCCAGTGAGCGACCTGCTTCCAGGTACTGGTTGGCGGCGTATTCGAGGCTCCATCCAAGCTCGGCACTTAACTGCCGAACCTCTTCCTGAGCCCCCTTCTCCAACAAATCGAAGGTGCTTTCAGGCATAGGCCTCCATAAGGCCTTTAAGCCGTCTTATCCTGTTTGCCGTGGCCATGGATTTCGCGGATCAGCTCAGCTGCGCCGAGGCGCCTGGCGATCATCGAAAGCTCATGGACGTAGGTGGCCAACTGCATGCCCGCTGCGCGTGCTTCCATTCGAAGCATGCGAACGTCCTCCGGCTTGTAGCGGGACTTCACTACTTCGCTGCGCTTGTGGGCGGGATTGTCATAGGCCATACGGGTACTGCTCCTTGCGGTTGGAATTGGTTAGGCGGCGGATTTCGTAGAGGCCTTAAGCTTCCCTTTTGTCAGTACCTGGATTTGGTACTGGCGAGACTCCGGGACGAATTCGCCCCACTGAGTGACTGCGCTCGGGTTGATCAGCAAGGCGTCAGCAAGCTTCTTTTTGGAGCCGAAGAAGGCGGCGGCATCAGTTGTCTTCATTGCTTCGCTCCTTTGGCGATAAGGCCATTTAAGCATGCTAATTTTTGAACAGCAAGACCATGAGCATGGCAAGCCCATGCTAAATTTCAGTTGGCTTAATATTTGAGGATGAATAGACCTGAACGAATCGCTGCGGCGATCAAGCACAGCAGAAAGCTGAAGAAGGAGATCGCGCGCGAATGCGGCGTCACACCTTCGGCTGTAACCCAGTGGGTAACGGGCGACAGCAAGAGCATGAAACCGGAAAACCTATTCGCGCTGGCAGACGCTACCGGCGTAAGCGCTGAGTGGCTTGCAAATGGCACCGGCGGAATGACTAAAGAAACCTCTGGATTCGACGCCAACGTAGAGCCTGTTCCTGGCCCTGTCAGGTATTACGAATACCCCGAAATCAGCTGGGTTCAGGCTGGGATGCCAATGGAAGCGATAGAAATCTCGAACGTTGCGTCGTGCGAGGTTCATCCATCGGACGCCTGGGCTGGTCCACACGGTTTTTGGCTCAAGGTAAAAGGCCCCTCGATGACCTCGCCAAATGGCATGTCCTTCCCTGAGGGCATGGTGATCCTGGTAGCCCCAGGTTTCGACGTTGAGAGCAGTCAGTTCGTGGTTGCCAAGATGGTCGACACCAACGAGGCGACCTTCAAGCAGTTCATTTGGGATTCTGGCCGGGCCTTCCTCAAACCACTTAACCCATCGTTCCCGACTGTCGAGATGGATGGCGAGTGGGTTCTTGTGGGGCGGGTGGTGGATGCCAAGTGGCCGCGATCAGCTCTGTGAGGTTGCCATGCCCCTAACCAAGCCCAACCAAGAACTCCGCCGCGACCTACAGGGCCTTGCATCTGACCTCAAGTGGTCAGCCGTCGAGCTGAAACGGATTGCTGAGCGCATCAGCCTGTCCGGGAATGACCCAGATGCTCAAGCCGTACTGAGGATGTGCCGGTCCTTTCAGGACGCCGAGGAAAGGCTTGCCGGATATGCAGAGGAAACCCACCTGGGGCTAATTGTCCGGGTAAAGACACCTTGCGAGGTGCCAGAGTGAGGATCCGCCGGGCTGGGGAGGATCGGTTGGTGGGGTATGGGGATGAGGTGAAGGTTGGGCGGATACTTCGGGCGAAAGAGTAGCTTCGGCAGGGTGCCGAGAGGAGTGATGGAGCAATCCGTTTGGCAGCAAAAACCAAAACTTGCATCGCCCCCATGTAAGATAAATATTTAGGGCTCATGCACACGCGGCAGCATTGATTATGGATAGAGCAATTGAAAAGCTAGTCGTGCCTGAGAAGGTCTTGCGACTGCACATGGAAGGAATAGATGAGCTCGGCGGTGACGTCCGCCTTGGCTCGTTCATTGATAAGCTTTCCTGCCTCAAGGCGGCGCTTGCCGAAACCGAGAGTCTGATGGCCAGCGGAGCACACACAAAGGTAGATTTTGTGGTGAGCGAACTGAGCCATAGCAGCCCGGCGATGATCGGGCTTCGTGGGATAGACCATGCTGATAGCGCAGTAAATGCGGGCAGCATCATGGACGAATTGGCTCGCTTCATAATCAGCGTCCGTGCCAACACCGAGGCTGTAACCTCTGACAAAGCAAAGCTAATCGGCCACCTAAGAAAGTTAGCTAGCGGCGTTGGAGAGAGGTTTTCCAGAATATGGATCGATGGCCCCGGTCTTAAAGTAATAACGTTCGACGAGGCGGCGGCCAAGGCTTTTGAGCAAGCTCTTCCCGATACGAGAAGAGAGATTGGCAGCTTCAAAGGAACGGTCAAACGTTATTCTGGAATCAACAATCAGCTTTACTTCAAGATTGTCCCCCCGGTGGGCGGCATGGAAATAAAGTGCACATTTACATCTAAATTGCTTTCCCAGGCCGCCGCTGCAGTAGAGAACACGGCTACCGTTGAGGGCGAGCTTAAGTACTACGGCGACGATTTTTGGCCTTACGAAATTAAGGTCACGACCATTGAGATACACCCTAAAGATTCCGATCTGCCTACTGGCCGGCCTAGCAGGGTCCGAGCCGGAGATCGGTGGGGAGCAGGATGCTGAAGATTATGTAAGGGAGCTGCGTAGTGGCTGGTAAGCGGTCTATTGTATATTGGGATACATCAGCGTTCTTGGCATTGCTTAAATCTGAAAGCGGGCATGGGAAGGGAGTGCTCGAATCCCTTACATCACAAGCTGGTGCCTTTGATAGGGGCGATATTATTCTCGCTACATCAACCATAGGCGTCATGGAGGTTTTATCCTCCAACATTACAGACGAAGGTAGAGATAAGTTTGAGCTCATGCTGCGCAGGAGTAACTTCCAACTCGTTATGGCAAATGAGGCAGTCGCTCGCCAAGCTGCATCCCTGCGGAAGCATTGCTATCTATCAGGAAAGGGCGCGGGAAGTACGGAGTATCTTGTGAGCCCGGCAGATGCCATTCATGTAACCTCCGCGATGATATTGCATTCAGACTTATTGGTGACGCTGGACAGCAAAACGAAGACACGGAAGCAAGAGCTCGCCATGACCGCCGTATCATCGTTCTATCCGGTCCCAGGACTGCACCCAGTAAGCATCATGCGTCCTAGTCTTGGCATGATCGGGACCGACTTGCTGTAGCTCTCTTTCTGAGAAGTGCGGCCCGCGCCTGGCTTGTCGCATCTGCGCGACCCGCCTCGGCGGGCTTTTTCATGCCTTCACGCTTTTTTTCACGCCCTACTCTGCACAGTGAAGGCTCATCCGATTTCCCTACGTTAGCCCGCGCTTCCCAGCGGGCTTTTTTTACGCCTGCGTGATGGCTCAAGGCCAGAGTGGTAGGATGGCGACTCAATTCACAGGGAGGTCATCCATGATTCGCCAGTTCCATCGATTCCTTCTCGCCGCTCTCGTGGTCGTCCTGGCCGGGTGCGCGGGAACGCCATTCACTTTCGGTCAGGCCAGCCAGGTCAAGGTCGGCATGACCGAGGATCAGCTCTACGAGATCATGGGTAACCCCTACATGGTCACATCCAGGGAAGAGGGCCAGATGTGGATCTACAGCCATGCCACCGCCTTCAGTGGCGCCAAGACCGTATCCTTCGAGACGAAGGACGGCAAGGTGACCAAAGTTCCGTACATCCCGAAGGACTTCATCGCCAAGCCAAGCCCTGACGAGTGATCCGGCTCTTTCAATGAAGCCCGCCTAGCGCGGGCTTTTTTTGTGCCCACCAGATTCAGCATCCTAAATTATTTTATTGAGCATGCTTGACCGAGTGATTTCAGCTTGCTAAATTTCACTCCATCGAGCGCTACACAGCCCCTCGGGAGGCCCTCAAGCCGACCGCTCTTTAACAACCAAGACCGCCGAGCCTGCAGGCATAGCAGGCCACCATCCCGCAGGGCTCTGGTGCGATCAGGTGTCCTCTGGGCCAAACCCGTTGGACTCAAGCGGTGCGCAAACCTCAAGCGAAGCAGGGAGCGCATTTGCCGGATAAGCGACCGGCACCTGAGAGAGAACGATTTCACTGATGCAGCTTGGCGACAGGCTGCATTGGGAAATCAACCGGAGAACTCTTCATGAACATACCGCCATTCCTCGAAACCATTCCGGCGCAGCTTTTAGCCTGCCTTGCCTCTGGGCTTTTCCTGGCGATCAGCTTCGGGCTGGTCGTGCTGCTTGGAAAGGCTTGGCGACACGCCTGGGCCTGGATTGATGACAGCAGGCCGGGTCGTAATCCCGTTCTTGAGCTGATGGCCCGGCTGCGCGGATGGACCCCTTGGGATACCCAGGGAAGCAGCTCGATTTACCTATGGTGGAAGGACAAAAAAAGGCGAAACGAAAACCGACGCCTTTTCTTGGCTTTTCTTCATCGCTTTCTGGGTGCCCCTGTCGATCTACTTGGTCGTGAAGCTGTATGCGCTGGCCCTGTTCGTTGCTTCGCTGGTTGCCATTGCTTTCGTTGCTCGCTTCGCCCGCCGCCACAAGAAGCTGTTCGACAAGCACATCAAAGACCCAGAAGCACACAAATGACCGGCGATTCACTGAAGCACCTGGGCGACCGGGTGCTTTGGGAATCCACTGGAGGAACACAGCATGAACCTGACCGACAGAAAGCAGGATGACCGGATTCGTTCGGCCCTGCGCAATGCGGACAAGCGCGGCCAGCTGCAAGTGGTTGCAGCGGTAACCGGCATTGCCGGTGGCGTCGAGAAGCTGCGCGAGATCATGAACGGCACCGACGAGTTGCACATCATGGATCGCGGCATGCTAGCCCTGCACCTGGGCTGAATCCCTTGACAGCCGGAAAGACGGCCCGATGCCCTGCTCCCCATCGCAGGCTGCATCGGAGTGTGATCTGAATGCGCAGGCTGATGCGCGAACCGCACCTCGTTTGGCAGCTACTGAGGCACATCGAGTTAGGCGCCAATGCCGGAGATCAGCACCGGCCAGATCACACCCCGATGCATCCCGCATCCCCTTCCCTTCACATACGACCGCATTGGCAGGCGCCAGGCCACCTTTCACGGTGGGTTTGGTCACCCGCGCCTGGCTCCTGGCCAATGCGGTTGCACAACCAACCAGGAGGACGCCATGGGCGCACTTCGAGCAGCACAATGGCGGTATGACCATGCTGAGCCGGAAGACGACTCGGCGCACCAGGAAGCGGCGCAGAACTGGATAGAGAGCAAGGCCGAAGAGTTGGTCGGCGGCTGCGACGTGCTGATACCGCAGCGATGCGGTGGGCCGGTTGGAGTCCGCCAAGACCAGTTCGTGGCCAAGGTGGCCGAGCACCTTCGCGCCCTGCAAGAGGCTGAGAAGGACGACCTCAACGCCTTGGCCCTCCTCCTGCTCCAGGCACAGGCCGGTGGCCCAGTGAAAAGCATGGTCGAGGATGTTGTAGGCCAGAGCGATCACTGCCGCGGCAAGCTGTACGAGATCGCTGAGTCGATGCTCGACCAGTATGCCGAGCGGGGTCTGCGGTACGAGGCAGACGAGGCTCGGCTATGAGCCTCATAGCATCGCGGTCAGCGCGATCAACGCGGCTATCGAAACGATGCTTCTGCCGGGCTCTGGCCCGGTGGAGGACGCCAAAGCCGAAACCCTGGTGGTCGCCTACTTCTCCCTCCTCGCCATCGACGCCGAGGAGTTCAAACACTACTGCGAGCGCATCCGGCGTATTGCCGTTTGGCGCAAGGAGGCTGCATGACTACGCCATTGATCACCACGCTCATCGACGAGCAGATCGCCGAACTGCCCGAGGCTCAGGCCATGCCGGCCGACCGGTTCTGATGCTGTTCAAGGGCCCGACGTTCGCCGCTGCGGTCAATGAGGCAGCTCTGGCCAGCATCGAGAACCCGCAGGCCTGGAAGTGCCGGGCCTGCATCTGCGGCGAGTGGACGGTCGGCTACGAGGTTCGGGCGTGACCTCTTACCAGCGGGCCCGCCGCATCGCTACCTGGCGCGGCTCCTTCATTGCCCTCACCTTCTGCACCGGCTGGCTCCTTCTGAGCGCTGGCGGGCTCCATCACCCAATAACCAACTTGTCAGCGCCCACCGCATGGATGGCGCGGGAGATTCGTATGTCCGCAGAAAAAGAACTGATCGTCGCTCCTCCACAGGAAACAGCCCTGGCGGTGTACAGCGCTGAAAAGGGACTTGAGCCTTGGCTGCAGCAGATCCGCGTGAAGATCGATGAGTTCCTCGCTGTGGTGCCAGACCTCAAGACCGTCAAAGGCCGCAAAGAAATCGCTTCCATGGCCTATGAGGTTGCCCGCACCAAAACAGCGATCGAAAACAAGGGAAAGTAACTCTCTGCGGAACAGAAGAAGGTTCCGGCGCGCATCGACGCCGAGCGCAAGCGGGTTTGGGACATCCTTGAATCCTGGCAGAAGGAGGTTCGAAAGCCTCTGGACGACTGGCAGGCGGCAGAGGATGCGCGAATCGACCGCCACAACGACGCCATCAACCGCATGAAGGACCTAGCCGCCGAGCTGGGCACCTTGGATGCCGAGCAACTGCAGGCGCGCCTCAGCGAGCTCTCCGCGTTCCAGTTGGGCGAAGCGTGGGAGGAATTCGAGGCTGAGGCAGCTCGGACCAAAGAGGCTTCTCTGAATGCAGTGCAGGCCGCCCTGGTCGCCCGCCAGAAGTACGACGCCGAACAGGCCGAACTGGCCCGCTTGCGCCGTGAGGCAGAAGAGCGCGCCGAGCAGGACCGCATCCGTCTGGC